AAGAAATTGAAATAGCAGAAGCACCCAAATATGATAAGCAAGGTCTTGATAAGTTTGATCGCCTTAAGAGTATGACTCGCTATAGGCAAGATAAGTATGGTCCTCCTACTTTGAAGCAGAGTATAATGACTGGTGCCAACCATAATATTGATAATGAGAAAAAGGCAAAAATGAAGAAAGAGGAAGTTGAGATTGAAGAAGCAACCAGAGTTCCTGCACAGAATGGTAATGTTTACCTAGTAGGTTTTACCTGGAGAGGTAAGTATATGATGATGAAACTCTTCTTCCCCGAAGTTAAGAGACCATCTAGAAAAGAAGTTACTAGTGCTCTTGAGAAGATTTATCCCGGTTGTCATCTTCAAAGATTTGACCTTGCACCATACAACCCAAGTGAGCCTATGATTAATGTAGGTGTCAGTGAAGAAGTAGAAGAACTCGAAGAGAAGTCTGCTGCATGGCAGAGAAAGGAAGGTAAGAACAAAGAAGGTGGATTGAACGAGAAGGGACGTAAGTCTTACGAACGTGAAAATCCTGGTTCTGATCTCAAGGCACCTCAACCTGAAGGTGGTCCACGTAAGAGATCATTCTGTGCTCGTATGGGTGGAGTCGAGGGACCAATGAAAGATGAGAAGGGTAGACCAACTCGTAAGGCTCTTGCTCTTAAAAAGTGGAAATGTGGAAATGTTGATTAGGTAATTTATGAGTAATGATGTTTATTTGGGTAATCCGCTGCTGAAGAAGGCGAATACTCCTATTGAGTTTACACAAGAGAATATTGAAGAATATATCAAATGTAAACAGGACCCAGTATACTTTGCAAATAATTATGTAAAGATTGTAACCTTGGACCATGGTCTTCAACCATTCAGGACCTATGATTTCCAAGATAAGTTAATCAATAATTTCCACGAGAACAGGTTTAATATCTGTAAGATGCCTAGACAGACTGGTAAGTCAACCACCTGTGTATCGTATCTACTTCATTATGCTATCTTCAATGATAGTGTCAACATTGGTATCCTGGCAAACAAAGCCACAACTGCTAGAGAACTATTAGCAAGACTGGCTACTGCATATGAGAACTTACCCAAGTGGATGCAACAGGGTATTATTGTATGGAACAAAGGTAATATTGAGTTAGAGAACGGTAGTAAGATACTTGCAGCTTCTACCTCAGCATCAGCTGTTCGAGGTATGTCTTTTAACATCCTCTTCTTGGACGAATTTGCATTCGTTCCAAATCATGTTGCTGACGCGTTCTTTGCATCTGTTTATCCTACTATCACTTCTGGACAATCGACAAAAGTAATTATTGTTTCTACGCCTCACGGCATGAACCACTTCTACAGACTGTGGCATGATGCAGAGAAGGCAAAGAACGAATATATTCCAACTGATGTTCACTGGTCAGAAGTTCCTGGTAGGGATGAAGTCTGGAAAGAACAGACAATCAAAAACACTTCTGAACAACAATTTAAGATTGAGTTTGAGTGTGAATTCCTTGGGTCTGTTGATACCTTGATTGCACCAAGTAAACTCAAAACTATGGTGTATGATAATCCTATTCAAACAAGTGCAGGACTGGATGTTCATGTTGCACCAATTCCTGACAATGATTATATTGTAACTGTTGACGTTGCAAGGGGTGTAGGTAATGACTACTCTGCGTTTATTATTACTGACATTACTACATTCCCACATAGAGTTGTGGCGAAGTATCGGAACAATGAAATCAAACCGATGTTGTTCCCTAACATCATTTTTCAGTTAGCAAAGAAATATAACAATGCATTTGTTCTTTGTGAGGTCAATGATATTGGAGACCAGGTTGCAAGTATTCTTCAATATGATTTGGAGTATCAGAATGTTCTGATGTGTGCAATGAGGGGTAGGGCAGGACAGGTTGTAGGACAGGGTTTCTCTGGAACTAAAACACAACTTGGTGTCAAGATGTCTAAGACAGTCAAGAAGATTGGGTCACTCAATCTTAAGACAATGATTGAAGAAGATACACTTATCTTCAATGACTATGAGATTATTTCAGAACTGACTACATTCATTTCAAAGAGTAATTCCTTTGAAGCAGAAGAAGGTTGTAATGATGACCTTGCAATGTGTCTGGTCATCTATGCATGGTTGGTTGCACAGGATTACTTCAAAGAACTGACTGACCAAGATGTTCGTAAGAGATTATATGAAGAACAGAAGAACCAGATAGAACAAGACATGGCACCATTTGGTTTTATGAATGATGGTTTAGATGAAGGAACCTTTGTAGATAATGAAGGAGATAGGTGGTATACCAAGAGTAATGAGTATGATGAGTATGGAACTGCTGCAGGTGGTTGGGAACTCTGGAACTACTGATGGACTTTGATGAGCAACTAGAACTAGGTCATTTACTTTTAAATGATAGGAGATGTAAAAGTTGTGGTGAAGTCAAAAATCTTATAGATGATTTTTACAGGACAAGAAAGGATAGAGGAGCAGTTCCTTCTTCATATTCATATGTTTGTAAAGAGTGTTTCATTGAGTATGTAAAGGAGAAGAAGAAAGATAGAACTCCGAAATCAAGGTGGGAATACCCTGATTGGTAGGGTTTACTTCTTGTTTACCCTATCAAAACCAGGATATTCATAAATATTTTTAGTTAAATGAGTAACAAAGGAGAGAGAAAACATGGCTACTCCTCAACTATCTCCAGGAGTTTTAGTCAGGGAAGTTGACTTAACTGTTGGAAGAGCTGAGAACGTTCTTGACAACATTGGCGCAATTGCAGGACCCTTTTCATTGGGACCAGTAAATGAGCCAATTACGATTGAGACACAGCAACAATTCCTTGATACTTTTGGTAAGCCAATTGGAACTGATAGACAGTACGAGTACTGGATGTCTGGAAATTCATTCCTCTCCTACGGTGGTATTCTTAAAGTTGTTAGAGTCGGTGGAGACACCCTGAATAATGGTAATGCCGGAACCCAATCCGCTTCGGAAACTGTTAGAATTGATAATCTAGATGATTACGAACAGAATCATCAGACAGACTCCAGTTTCTACTGGGCAGCAAGAAATCCTGGTACATGGTCGAACAGTCTGAAAGTTTGTACGATTGACAACCTATCGGATCAGATTATTAGTGTTGCTACTACTAATCCAGGTGCATCAGGATTTGTTGTTGGTTATGGTGTTTCTGCACCAAAGGATGGAACTACGATTCCAGGTAATGGTTCGCTAATTTCGTTCAATGGTAGCCTGAAGGGTATTATCACTGGAGTTAACACCGACGCACAAACTGCTGCAAATAGTTCGATTGAAGTTAAGGTACTTTCAAGAGTTACCCCAGTTACTCAATCTACTACAAACATTGGTTTTACTACGGTAAAAACTATTGGAGTTGCAAGTACAGAAACAATTTCTGTTAATAGTACTGTTGGTGTTACCACAGGAACTCTTGCAGTTATACAAAATAATCCTGGAGTTGATGGTGCCGAAGGTGCAATTAGTATTGTAAGTTTTGGTTCTTCTACAATCACATTGGCTGTAGGTATTGCACAATCTGCATTGGTTGGTACAGCTGTTACGTATCAAACACTGACATCGATTGCAGGATCTGAAACTCCTATTACCTATCAGAATTACAATTCTGCGAATTCATTCTCTGATGGTGATGCTCTGATTACTACTCCTGTCAGTGGTATCGCAGCTACGACATTCACCAGTGCTACAGTTACTGATTGGTACGATCAACAAACTCTTGGTCTTACGAACTCTACAGTTTACTGGAGAAATGTAGCACCGAGACCAGTATCTAATAGATTTGTAACTGAAAGATCTGGTGCAAACGATGCAATCCACGTAGTGGTTGTAGACGACAGTGGAGAGGTTACTGGAGTTCAGGGTAATATTGTTGAGAGATTTGTATCGTTGTCTAAGGCTTCTGATGCTACTGCTGATGGAGACAATCCTACTAGGACTTACTACAAGGATTTCGTTGCAAACAATTCGAAGTTTGCCTTTGCTGGGTTTAACCCATCAAATGTGCAAGACACTTATTGGAATACGATTCCAACGGCATCTGGTTTCTCAACCGCAACCACACCTTATACCAATGCACAAGGCCTTGGGGTCAAGAAGCACAAGGTATTAGTTTCTCCTCATTAGGAAATGTAAGTTATACACTAACTGGTGGTGTTGACTATAGTGCCAATAAGGGTATGAGTGCTGACCTTGCTGGTCTGTTGCAAGGTTACAATCTATTTGCTAATAGAGATGAGATTGCTGTTGATTATCTAATCATGGGTCCTGGACTTGCGGTAGAAAATGAATCACAAGCAAAAGCAAATCTTCTGATTTCTATTGCAGAACAGAGAAAGGATTGTATTGCAACTATCTCTCCACATAGAGCTAACGTTGTAAATGTAACCAATTCTAGTACACAAACCGCAAACGTATTAGGTTTCTACTCACCTCTTCAATCATCGTCTTATGCGGTGTTTGATACAGGTTATAAGTACACCTATGATAGGTTCAATAACGCATTCCGTTATATCCCAACCAATGGCGATACTGCTGGTTTGATGGTAAGAACTGCACTTAATGCGTATCCTTGGTTCTCACCTGCTGGTCTCCAGAGAGGTGTTCTGAACAACGCGGTTAAGATGGCATACAACCCATCCAAGAATGAAAGAGACGAACTCTACTCTGGTAGAATCAACTCAATCATCAACCAAAGAGGTTCTGGTATTGCACTTTACGGTGATAAGACTGCTCTTGCTTATTCTTCGGCCTTCGATAGAATTAACGTAAGAAGATTGTTCTTGACTGTAGAACAAGCTCTTGAGGGAGCTGCAAATGACCAGTTGTTCGAACTCAATGACTCTAACACTAGAGCAAACTTTGTTAACATTGTCGAACCCTACTTGAGAGATGTTCAAGCTAAGAGAGGTGTTTACGATTTCAGAGTTATTTGTGACGAGACCAACAACACTCCAGATGTCATTGACAACAATGAGTTTAGAGCTGATATCTTCCTGAAGCCAACCAAGTCTATCAACTTCGTCACCTTGACGTTCGTTGCCACTAGAACTGGTGTTGACTTCGAAGAAGTAATTGGTACTGTTTGATTATATTAAATAACTACTAGGAGGATCAACTAATGGCAGAGACCAAATCACTTTCACAATTCAAATCTAGATTAGCGGGCGGTGGTGCCCGCCCCAATCTATTTGAAGTTTCAATTCCATCATTCCCATCAGCAATTGTTGATGCATGGGGAAGTGGGGACCAGTCAGAAAATGGAACATTTAAGTTCCTTTGTAAGGCTGCAGCCCTTCCTGCGTCAAACACACCTTCATTTAATGTACCTTTTAGAGGTAGACAATTGAAGGTTGCTGGAGACAGAACCTTTGAACCATGGGAAGTTACAATCATTAATGATGAGGACTTCCAACTTAGAACAGCGTTCGAAAGATGGGCAAACGTTATCAGTAAACTTGATGATGCAACTGGTGTTACCAACCCATCATCGTATATGACCGACGCATATGTTCAACAACTCGGTAGAGGTGCTGAAAGATTTGCAACCACGAATAGTGGTGGTCAGTCCGCGGTTCTGAGAACGTATAAGTTCTTCGATATTTTCCCAACGAATATCAGTCAAATTGCACTTTCATATGATAGTGGGGATACACTAGAAGAATTTACGGTATCATTCGATGTTCAGTACTATACAATCGGTAACTCACTAGAGTCTTCTGGTAGTAGTGCTGGTGAAGTTTTGATTGAGTGATAAATAACTAGGAGATACACTTCTAGTAAATATATTGCAATGGCGAGACTATTTGGTTACTCAATTGAAGATAGCGAAAAAACACCGCCTAGTGTAGTATCTCCGATTCCACCCAATAATCAGGATGGATCGGAGAACTATGTTAGTAGCGGTTTTTTTGGTAGCTACGTAGATATTGAAGGGGTATATAAAAACGAGACTGATTTAATCAGACGATATCGTCAGATGGCACTCTATCCAGAATGTGATAGTGCAATTGAAGATATCGTAAACGAAGCAATTGTTTCCGATACAAATGATACTCCGGTATCAATCGAACTGTCCAATCTAAGTGCAAGTGATAATATCAAGAAAAAAGTAAGGGAAGAGTTTAGATACATTCTCGAACTTCTTGATTTTGATAAGAAGGCACACGAAATCTTTAGGAATTGGTATATTGACGGAAGACTTTACTACAATAAAGTCATTGACCAAAAGAAACCACAAGATGGTATTCAAGAGCTGAGGTATATTGACTCAGCCAAAATGCGTTATGTTCGTAAGTTGAAGAAGAAAGGTCCTGATAGTCTTCAGACCGCACAAAGTCAATATACGAATTCCAACGAAACTGCATACGATTTTCCAGAGATAGAAGAGTTCTTCATCTATACTCCAGATAGTCGTACTGGTACTGGTGGTGGTGCTGGTTATGGTGGTAACCCACAGAAGGGAATCAAGATGACTCGTGACTCTGTTACCTATTGTACCTCTGGTCTAGTAGATAGAAACAAAGGACTTACATTGTCCTGGATGCATAAGGCAATCAAACCACTCAATCAGTTGATGATGATTGAGGATAGTTTGGTTATCTACAGACTATCAAGAGCACCCGAACGTAGAATCTTCTACATTGATGTTGGTAATCTTCCTAAACAGAAGGCAGAACAATATCTGCGTGATGTCATGATGCGTTATAGAAACAAGTTAGTCTATGATGCAAACACTGGTGAACTTCGCGATGATAAGAAGTTCATGTCTATGATGGAAGACTTCTGGCTACCTCGTAGAGAAGGTGGTAGAGGTACAGAAATTACTACACTTCCTGGTGGTCAGAATCTTGGTGAAATTACTGATATCAACTACTTCCAGAGAAAACTCTATAGAGCATTGAATGTTCCTGAAACCAGAATTGAAGGTGAAGGTTCTGGTATGTCACTGGGCCGTTCTTCTGAAATCTTAAGAGATGAAGTTAAGTTCTCCAAGTTTGTTGGAAGAATGAGAAAGAGATTCTCTGATATGTTTAACGACATGTTGAGAACTCAACTACTTCTGAAGAACATTGTGACTCCTGAAGATTGGGAGTACATGGCAGACCATATTCAGTATGACTTCCTGTATGACAATCACTTTGCAGAACTTAAAGATGCAGAGTTAATGACAGAGAGAATCAACCTGGCAACACTGATGGAGCCATATATTGGTAAGTATTACTCTTCTGAGTATGTAAGAAGAAATATCTTCCGTCAGACTGATGATGAGATTATTGAGCAGGATAAGCTGATTGAAGAAGAGATTGAGAACGGTGTCATTCCCGATCCTAATGCAATCGCAATGGATCCTGAAATGGGTGGTGCACCAGGAATGGGTGGTGCACTTCCGCCTGATACGGGTGGTGGTGATGCAATTCAATCACCAGAAGTACCCAAAGATCCAGCGGCTCCTAAAAACCCAGCCGGTGGTGTAATCTAAATAACCTTTAACGTAATTATTAATTCACATGGATGACCTTATGGACATGCTCGTCAAAGATGACGAGTCTGCATCACAAATCAGTGATAAAATCAAAGACATTTTGTTTGCAAAGAGTGCAGAACAGATTGAAACTATCAGACCAAACGTTGCTGCATCAATTTTTGATGAGCCAGTTTCTGATGAAGAAATTGAATCTGAGGTAGAAGTAGAACCTTCTGAAGAAGAGTAATACTAAATACTTTATAAGTAACTATTGTAATTTAAAATAATGGGCGCATTACGACCAGTAGGAGTCAATACTACTTTAGCAACTAGTACGTCTTCAGCTCAAACAGCAGCAATTGCACAACAATCGGATACTCTTAGAGTTGTAGCACTGAATGCAGGAATTCATGTTGCATATGGTAATAACCCAACTGCAACTACTTCAGACTTCTTTGTATCTACAACAGATACTTCAGAGATTTCACTTGGACCTGTAGCTTCTCAAAGAGTTGTT